ACAGAGTTCCATCGTTTAGCTACAATCGCTAAACTACCCCCGGGAGATTCGGTACTCCCCCCAATCCTCTAAACAAGGAGTTGGACAATATACCGTGATGGTGACTTATGTCATCATGGATATCATCGCCCTCTCTGCTTATGTACGGCAGGGCTAGCTTAGGTAAACTTACTAAGCGAAGAACAAAGGGTTATCCACCCCTATCTGAGGAGTTTTGGATCCTAGCCAATTTTACGGTTAGCTCTGAAACTATTAAGAAGTTGTTGACCTCTTTCAGCACGATTTAATGAAGTCGTGAAGAGAGGTCGGTTACCTAAACGTCTGAGTAACTGAACTAATCGAAGTTCGCTCGGTCGTATCAATCTTGCTGGCGGAGCATTGTAATCAGGATCGATTTTTTGTTCGTATCTGATCACAAGCTCTTTCAGCTCGTTGTATCGACCAAGCTCTTCATTAGCTTTTGCTAACTCAGAACTTGTTGAAGTACCCCAGTTAGGATTAGAACTGATTATTCTATCATAACTGATACTTAACTTCTGAACCATATAGGTTCGCAGGCTCCAGAACAGGACGCGAATGTCGTTCTTTAGAATATCAATATCTCCTAGTCCGGAAGGAATAGAAGGATTATTCATATCTAAAGAACCAAAATCGAGAACATCGTCCCCGGACAATTCATTAGAGATGAAAGAGTCAATATCGAAGTCTTCAAAGTCGGATCCTAATCCGATAGAAGCTGATAAAACTTTAAACATCTCTTTCGAAAGTTCGGTAGAGTCTGTTCCTAGGTCTGTCTTAGCAATAAAGACAGCTAGTGGCGAATACATTGCGTGTTCAAACCATGGTTTCTCAAAAGACCAAAGGTACTCCACGTTGTGATTTGGGATATGTCTAACAATCCCATCTCTGATAATAGACGGAAGTAACTGCGAAATCATTTTGACATTAGCATTCATAAGAATTGCTTGTGCCAATCTGAAAACAGGAGTTTTCCCATCTATTAACGCTTTTAGAGCTTCATCAACAGTGATGAGACCTCTATTAGCCAACATGGTCCACATGGCAATTAATGTCGGAGACAATAAGCCTGGTTTATGGAATGACGGTCTAGCGGATCTTTCGATCCAAGGCATTATATTTTTACGTATAATACCTTTTGATAACATAAAGAAGAGTATATTTGCTCTTCCCATCAAGCTATTACCGCTCATAAGCATTTTCCAGCTTATAGCCCCAACATTCTCTCCATGTAGAGAAGTTACCTTCAAGTACTCGGTACAAGGAACCGTCGCTATAACAGATTTTGTTGTATTTATTGGTACTCCAAAATCCGTCATAAGTGACAGGTACTCTTCAGCTACGAATTTATCGAAGAAGATAATATCATCTCCGGTACATTCATATCCTGTATACCAAGTGTCTTTTGTCCACGGTGTTGAATCTGGAACTTTGTACGCTACTCGATAGGCAAGTTGTGCAATAAGGTGGTGCGTAACCGCCAACATTGCAAAACTTGAAAGGGCCCCCATAGGTTGACCAACAGCATACTGTAGTCGAACCCATGGTTTCCCGTTACTATTATAGTATATTGGATGATTGATTCCTCCAATATCTACACTATTTGGTGCTTTACCTCCTTTAGGAGCTCTAGCATCAATAGAACCCTTATGAGCCCCGATTTCTTTAGAGAAATCATCAGGTAAATAAAGGTAATAGTCCCTTCGAGTAAGGAATGGTCCCCAAAATGTCCCCAAGTTAGGGAGTATTTGGTTCAAGACCATCTCTTGAAGTTCCAGTGGCAATCTATCAGTCGCCGCCGACAGGTCATATCCATAAGAACATCCATAAGTGATAGATTTAGATCGAGCTCTCAATTCAGAAGAGTGTTGATCATAAACTCCATCATTAGGAAGGTTTTTAAGGAAATGTGCAAGCATTTGCTCGATAGGTTTTAGACAAATTTGTGTCCAAATATCCGTCATGGCAAATACTCGCAGTTTACCTGCCGCCTCCTCTTTAATTGACAGTTTTCCAGCATACTGACCTTCAGGGTTAGCAATGATGGAATGAGAATAAGGACCTCCTGGTTCGGTCGGAAGACCGTTCAGATGAGGGCGAGAGAAATCTATGCCCTTTGAGGACCCTATTTCAGCTAAGCAATTAAAGAGGTCTAGCAATCTAGATTGATTTAACAAGCCTAGGATCTTTCTTAAATACACGGCGGCGCCAACAGATACGAGAAGTGAAGGATCTCTGAATAATCCTGCCCAAGCTACTTTTTCGGTTGAAGAAGCAGCTTCGAAAAGGAGTATATCAGCCTCTTTATATAATATTTTCGTATTGAACATAGTCGCTATTTTTGTTGATCTTAAAAAATCTTCAAACGTAGTTACTACTTCTTTATACGAAGTGATATTTACATCAAGAGGAGTCACAATCGTAGATAACTTTAAAGTTCCCGGTATAGAAATCACTCTATATATCGAGAACAGGGTTAACCAGAATCGGATTACCGATGCTGACCCCCCTGCTATCAATCTTCTATCTCTAGAAGGTATAATAGTTGGGAGACCCTGACTCGTTAGACGTGATCTAACCAGGTCTTTATCAAGTTGTCTAAGACTTGTGATTCGATCCTTACCAATCGATTTCTGAATGGCAAGTTGCCCAGCCTTAAGAAATTTCACGACTTGCACTGACCCATTCGTGGTGTACATTCTCCAAATGTAATTGGAGAACATCGCTAATAGTCGGAGCCGTCCGGAAAATTTTACCTTATTCGGAAATGCTAGGGAAATAATTCTCCAGCCAAATGCCGTAATAAGGTCTGCTACTGTTCCGTGTTTCTGGGTAACAATATTGTAAGTCCCGTCAGAGTTTCTTCGCGCTTTTGCACGAATTCCCTCTGAAAGGTAATTAGATATGAATTTATTCACATCTTCTTTTCTTACTTTACTGTCGGCCCTTTGCCACACAGTAGCAAGGCTAACCAAGGATCCGTTCTCGACGATAGAGGCGAAAAGCCCCTTTATTCTTCTACTACTTAGTAGCTGAGAAAATTTACTTTTTACAGTTAAATTTTCCCGTGCGATGGTTTTCAGTTCACCTCCTCTTCTTTTTGAAGGGGAGTTGGAAGTTAATTTATTATTAACTCTCGTACTAGTCGAATATCCTCTCTTCTGTGGACCATTAAATGGACCACCGTTAGTTTTATCTAACTTGTTAGAAAGAACATCGATTTTCGAAGAGATCCGACTAAGAGATCTGTAAAATCCCTTAAGTGCGGGTAGAACTTTGTATAAGGCTATCCCCGCTCTTACTACTATGAGCAGTACAAGGAATCCTAAATGATACTCAACAGGAAGTTGAAGTAACAAAATAAGATACCCTTGTAGTCCAAAGTATTGGATAAGAGTAAGAATGGCCACAAAGAAAATCGTGATGAAAATCATGGTGCTATTTGTGTAGACCGTTCGGCTATTTACTGTCCTTAGATCAGCTGTAGTGATACAGTCTGACCCTTAGGAGGTATATTATGTTCATCGCCATGGCACTAATGTAACTTATTATCATAAGTGCTTTAGGGTCATCGATTCCCGGGATGGAATGCTCTTTCTCAATCCAGAGATGCCAAATACAATTGTATGCTGGTTATCCCTCTGTCATTCTTTCGAAGATTGATAGTTGAGACTTAGTTTTCCCGTTGACGTCTGATCTCATTGTTAGATGAGACCCTGAGCATTATGACTCAGAACCTTTCGGCGTTGACGCGTAACTCCCCATAATATACCTGATTCAATAAACTTGGCTTAGGTTCCTATCTTTCGATAGTCGACATCTCAGTCAATTTATTAATCACCACAGTAGAACCTGAATGGTTTCCAGTCATTCTCATTCTTACTGCAGCTAGAAGATAAAGGTTGCTATTCCTTTTTCTGAGTTGTCGGTAAATATCCGGGAAGGCTAACTACCTTCCAAACAGCAAACTGGTTATAAGTTACTTAACCACACTGCCTTATACCCATCACCTGGGCGGATTTAGATACCTCTTTATCTCTCACGAGATAATTAAACAGACTTCAGAATAGCGGCTGATCACAGAGGTGATCAACCCTATATTTGAAAACTCATTAAAGGGATTCTGGTCCTACTGTCTCCAAAGAGAATTCATATATAAACATGAATGCCTTTTACGGCCAGTGAGACTAGTCTCATATCCGATAACAAGTCAGCCTTTCGGGGTTGACCCTTGTGTCGCAACTTTCGCGAAGAATTTCTTCCTCTGCTGTATCCCATTTATTTGGGGAGCAGGTTAGAAACCACCTTCGTGCCCGCAAGTTAGGTCTCTTATACACCATCAGACACCCCTATGGGGATTATGATAACGTATAAATCGTACCTAGCTACTTGCGTGTGTCAAGAAAGCTTTTAAAGTCTCTTCCCGTGAGACCGGATCGACAAATCGTCAATGTCCCGGCCACTCAAGAGAGCCTCTGTAGCTTAATTAACTTTAAGTTCCAGCGGTCAACGAGGAGTTGGTAACTCCTCTCGTACTGGTTCTAAGGCTTCATCAGCCCCAGGTATCCAGCCGGCCTTGAATATCTTACGATATGCA